AGGAAGCTATGAAGATGAGTATGGTTATGAAGATGAGTATTGGATTGATGATGACCCATACGCAGATATGTATTTTACTGATGCCGAATGGTACGAAATTGACCTACAAGAATTTGGACAGACACAAGTAGATGAATGGTATGGAACAGATGTAACTTTTGATAATGAAGGTTGGATAGAGTGGGAGACTTCTCCTTTAGATACTTGGGAAGAATTAGATCAGCAAATGGATATTTATGATGAGTTTGTAGAAACTTATGAATATATAGAAGAAGTTTATCTAGTTTCTTATGATGACTTTGAACACGATCCTTTGCCTTTTGATACCAGTGAAGAATTAATCGAGGAGTTTGTCTTTCACGAAACTGTTTTAGTAGAAGATTATGAGGACCTAGAAACTTACATAGAGTTTGAAACTGTGGAAGAACTGGATGAGTGGTACGAAGAAGAACTGGTACAAATAGAAGAAGAAATTTTTGAAGAAGAATTAGTAGCCGAAATTGAAGAAATACTAGAAGAACCTGAAGAAGAATTCATAGAAGAAGTTTTTGAAGAAGAAGTGGTGGAAGAAATCTTTGAAGAAATAGAAGAAGAAAGATTAGCAGAAGCAGAAGAAGAAGTCTTAGAAGAAAGACTAGCTGAAGAAGAAGAAGAAAAGAAAGGAGGAATAACGGCTGCTCAATTAAATGTAGTTGCTAGTACTATACAGGCAGCTTCTAATAGCGTTTCAGGGACTACAGCAGGTACAACAGCCCGCACAGGTGGCTGGGGTTCTACAAGTTCAGGGGGTAGTACCTCTGGTTATGGTGGTTCTTCAGGTACAACTGGTTCAGTGGGCAACACCACTACTACAGCAGTAGCTAGTTCAGCATCTGGTGGTGGTTTTTCTACCAGTAGTTCTCCTAGTATTTCAGACCAGATACAAACTGCACAAGTACAAACGAATACAGTATTGAGTTTAAACCAAGACATGGGTTCAACCAGTGGCATGGGTGGCAGTACCCAAACTGTGAGTAATGTAACCACAGTAATAACTCCAATGCCTACGTTTGATTCTACTCCCCAAGTTGTTATGGCAGATGTGCAAGTAACCGATATGCAAGGTGAGATAGATACAGCCATTGGGGGAGTGATGACAGCCAGTGAAGCTGATCAGATAGCAGATCAAATAGTAGCAGACAATATTAAAAGCCAACAAGAAGAACAAGAAGCTCAACAGGAAGAAACGGGACAATACGGAGATGAGTCAACATTGGTAGCATTTTTAGGTTATGTACCGGGATTTGATGCGTATAGAGAAGCACAAATACCTAAAGCTCAAATGTGGTACGAATCAAAAAGTATTTACACAGACATAGGAATTTCAGATAACATAAGCGGTTACTATGAAATGGCTAGGACAAATATAACTACCATGACGAATATAATTAACTCACAACCTAACTTATAGGGGGGATTATGGAGTGGTTTAAATCAAAAGCAGGGCAACTTATCGCTTTAGCAACTATTGTAAGCACATTAGCAGGATTTGGTTATGCAGGAGCCGGTTATGTTAATAGATTGGAAAATCTAGAAAAGAAAATAGGCGGACTAGGTGAAACAGAAGATGCTCAACAAGCCATTGAACAAAGGTTTGCAAGTATCGAAACTTCAGTGGAATATCTTGAAAAAGAAATAGATGGGATAGAAATACCAGACGTCAGCATTTTAAAAGCACAATTAGAAGGCTTATCCGTAGCGATGAGAAAGGCAGAAGAAGATATATCTAAATTAGAAGATAGTAGCGGCAATCCTTTAGCTAATTAAATGACTACTCCAGTTTCGCCGAAACATGGTGTGACGGGCGCTATTTCTTTATCTGAAGAACACGTACAAAAATTCTTTTCTTTTATTAAAGGCAAAAAACCAGAAACTGGTAAAGTATTTCGGGGTAATGAGAAAGTAAAAGATATAAAATATCGTGATGTAAAAATTTTTTCTATTGATGAAGAGCAAGATGATTTGTATGAAATTCTCAATACTGTAGCAAATACAGTTAATCTTTATTTTAAATATGAAATAGACGGTATAGAAAAAGCTCAAATAATGAAATACAGCGCTCCATCTCAAGGTTATAACTGGCATATAGATATAGGAGCAGAAGGCATTGCGCTTAAAAGAAAAATAGGAGTTTCTATTTTATTAAATGATGATTATGAAGGCGGTGAAATTATGTTCAGAAGCGGAGATAAAGAAGAAGGCATCAAGCCTCCTACTGGAAATATAGTAGCTTTTAGTTCATTTATACCACATAAAGTAAATCCTATTACCAAGGGTGACCGCTATGTTGTGGTTGCTTGGTTTACTGGACCTCCTTTTAAATAATTCTTGTATCTCCTTAAATCGTGAGGCATACTAATCTAAACCGAGATAATTTGTTACATCAACTGACTCGGCAGACGTACTCCAAGATGATGTAGCAGTTTTAGTTAGGAGAATATAATGGCTAAATCAACTTTTTCAGGTCCAGTCAGATCACTGGGCGGTTTTATTAATGCAGGCTCCAAATCTTTTGTCAGTTTAACTGCTGACACCAGTTTAACTGTAGCTACTCATGCTGGCAGATTGTTGCTAACCAATGATGCAGACGGTAAATTTACTTTGCCTAGTATTGTGGCGACAACTCCGAACGATCCTACTGATCCCGGACAAACTAATAACATTGGCGCACAATTTACTTTTGTAGTGGAAACAGTAGCCACCGATATGGACATTTTAACGGACGGCACAGATAAGTTTGTTGGCGGTCTTTATTTTGGTAAAAGTGATGCAGCGGGTAAAACATTCTTATCTGGAGCATCTAATGATGTTATTACGCTAAACGGTACTACAAAAGGCGGAATAGTAGGGACTACAATTGTAGTAACAGCAATGGCTAGCGCTAAGTACCATGTTACTGGTCTTGTTTTAGCTTCAGGTACTGTTGTAACTCCATTTGCTGACAGTTAAAAATAGGAGGTAACTAATGCCACTTAAATTATCAGGAACTGATGTTAAAGTAGCAACTGCTACGGGCGATGCTACAGTTGTTAATCACCCAGCTAGGTTACGCCAAGTTTATGTTTTAACTTCTACTGGATCGCCTTCGATTGTGTTTAAAGATGGTGGTGCAAGCGGTACAACGCTTTGGACACAGAACTTAAAAGCATCGAGCGAATCCAATATTAATGTACCAGATCAAGGTATTTACTTTGGTACTAATATTTATGTTGATGTTACGGCAATAAGCTACTTAACAGTCTTTCATAGTTAATCGGAGGGTAAATGGCTACTTCCGGTTCAAAAAACTTTGAGCTTGATGTTGCAGAATACATCGAGGAAGCTTACGAGCGTTGCGGATTGGAGATGCGCACCAGTTATGATGCGCGAACCATAAAGCGATCTTTAAATATTTTGCTAGCGGATTGGGCGAATCGAGGCTTGAATCAATGGACGATTCAGCAAAACTCAATAAGCATGACAGAAGGAACATTAAGTTATGACCTTGATTCAACTGATCCCACAGCAGTAATTGATGTATTAGACGCTTTTTTGCGTCGTACAGTGGATAGTGTTAATACAGACTATTCAATTGATCGTATCAGCAGAAGTGAATATGCTAATATTCCCAATAAAAGTACCAAAGCACGACCTTCTCAATACTTTATTGATAAACAGATAACACCTAAAATATATGTTTATCCGGCTCCGGAAAACAGCACGGACACAATCCATGTAAATTGTTTGATACGCATAGACGATACCGATGCTTTAACAAACACAATGGAAATGCCTTTTAGATTTTATCCAGCATTAGCAGCAGGGTTAGCGTATTATCTCTCTTTGAAAAAAGCTCCTGATAGAACTCAAATGTTAAAGGGAATTTATGAAGAGGAGTTCAGAAGGGCAGCTGACACTGACGAGGATCGTGCTAGTTTGAAGATAGCACCTGCACTGAGGTCTTATACATCATGACTTATGCAGCAGGAAAATTTGCTCTGGGGGAATGTGATCGTTGTGGTTTTGCTTATAAATTACACCAATTAAAAAAAGAATGGACCGGATTTAAAGTTTGTCCTAGTTGTTATGAGCCTAAAGCGCCACAATTAGGACCCTTCCCTCATGTAGACGACCCTCAAGCTCTTTATGAGGCACGTCCTGATTTAGATAAAGAAGCTGGGAAAGGGGTTGTTAGAACGTATGCCGCAAATACTATGTATAGCGTTACAGCTGATCCTATAGGTTATGCGTTTGATGGTGTAGAAGCCGAAGGTGAAGTTGGTACCGTAGAGGCAGGAGGAGACTGATGGCTTTTACTTATAGCGGATTAAAAACAGCCATTCAAGATTATATGGAGAACGATGAAACTACGTTCACCAATTCTTTAGACACTTTTATAAAAAATACTGAAGAACGTATTTTAAAAGAAGTAGAACTATTAGGGTTTAGAAAAAATGTAACCGGTACTTTAACCAGTGGTTCACCTTATTTGGGTATGCCTACTGATTATTTAGCACCATTCAGTTTGGCAGTTATTGATTCAGATAGTAATTACAATTATCTTTTATTAAAACACGTTAGTTTTATTAGAGAATATACGCCGGCTGCTGCAACAACTGGAACCCCACTTTATTATGCACAATTTGATGAAGATAGCTTTATCTTAGCGCCCACTCCCAGTGCTGCTTTAACGATGGAATTGCATTATTTTTATCAGCCTTCTTCTTTAACCGCAGGTGCCGACAGCGGTACTACTTATATCTCTACGTACGCTCCAGACGCATTATTGTACGGTTCGTTATTAGAAGCTGCTGTGTTTATGAAATTGGGACCAGAGGAGTTTTCCATTTACCAAGATCGTTACGATAGAGAAATGGTGAGATTAAAGAACTGGTCAGAGGGTAAAAATACACGCACGGAAGATAGATATGACAGGATAAGGAGTCAGCCTTCATGATAAAAAAACCAATACCAGAATTAGAAGGAAAAAACATAGCAATTGTGGCTATGGGCAACAGTCAACTGGATTATCATAAAATGATTACACACAGTCATCAATTTGATGAAGTGTGGGCAATTAACGCCATGATAGGTGTTTTAAAAAAAATGGATCGAGTTTTTATGTTAGACCCGGCTAGCCGTTTTTTTGACAGTGATGATGCAGGCAATATGACTGACTTAATGAAAAATACTCTTCCTGTAATAGAAGTGCCTATTTATAGTTGCGAATTAGATAAGCGAGTTCCTGCTATTGAAGAATATCCTATTGACTCGATTGCTAAAGACTTAAATTGTGGTTATTTTAATAACACTATTGCTTACGCGATTGCTTTTGCATTATGGAACAAGGTAAGCGGTATTAACATGTTTGGTGCTGATTTTACTTATAAAACTAATATGTATTTTGCTGAATCTGGGCGTGCTTGTTGTGAATTTTGGTTAGCTAAATGTATGGAGGCAGGCATTACCGTACAAGTAGCCTTATCATCAGGTTTGTTGGATTCAGATGTGAGTATAAAAGAAAAATTATATGGTTATCATCGTTTAGATGATCCGGTTATTACTTATGTGGACGATGATCAGTTAAAGGTATGCAATTGGTCTGAAGTAGAACAACAGCAAGCTATTCCTATAGGTCTTGTAGGACGGCATAATGAACCAGTTGAAGAAGGATTAATTGTGGAGCCTAAGAAATACTAATGTTTTCATTTGAATCTGAAACACAAGTTGGCAATCTTGGAGTTACTACAAAAGATAACAGAGGGCATACGATAGAAGAAGTTGCGGAAATGGCAACGAATAAAATAGTTTCTATTAGTGATACAGCCCCTGCGCCAATAAAGGCACAAGCTCACGCATTTAAAAATGCGTGCCATAAAATAATTGTGTATTATATGCAAGAAGCGGTTAATAATCACATGTGTACGATATGCAATCAACT